CCAGCCAAAGCTTGGCCGGCTGAAATCGTACCAGCAAAGTAGCTGTCTATATTATCTGCAATGTATACCCCCCAGTCCCAGCTTGCCCCGGTTACATAAACTGCGTAGCTGTCACCTGAGACGCCGGCAAAGTCAAGCGCATTATAATAGGCGCCGTATACATTAGTAACAGTAGTGCCCACTGCTGCGCTAAGCTGGAAGTAGTCACCGTACAAGTTAGTTATATTGCAGCCAGAGTACATTATTTGTGAGTGGTAGTCACCGTATACGCTGCCGCTTACTTCCCCGTAAATTGACTGCGTAATATAGTCACCGTATACGTTATACCAGAAAGCGTTAACGCCGTCCCGCATTTCCGTAAAAGTTCCTCTTACTACTGCGCCGCTGCCACCTACGCCTTGCCCTTCAAAATAAACATATTGCTTGGTACCTTCTACGGGGTTGTTACTTACTTCCCCAGTGTCAGCAACGAACAAATAATTATAAGTACCTACAATGCGTGAGCCAAGAGTAGCGCCGGCAAATACGCGGCAAAAGTTTGCGGTACCTGTTAACCAGCCGTCTATACTTTCGTTTATGCGTAATTCATTCCATACGCCCGTAATCTGTCCCCACGTATTACCGGGGTCATCATAATCAAAGTAGGACCGGTGCCCTATAAAGTAATCAGTACCAGTAGAGCTGCCGGCAGTTTTAACCGCCTGTATGTCATAACCAGTAAGCGGCCCGTCTGAGTCCCAAGTATTATTAAGCAGCTGTATTGCCGGTGTAAGTCCCCCCACTGGTATAGGCAGTACCCAAGACTGCGTTAATGTATGCCCTGAAGTTGCAAGCTCTAAATTACTAAGTAACGCGTGGTCACTCCCGGCACCGCCGCCCCCGGATCCTCCGCCCTCCGCTATGTGGAAAGTTTCTGTATCTTGGTAAAATCGCCCAAGTGTAATTTTAATTCCGCTTGGCGGCTCCGTGGTAGTCCACGCCCCGGGCGTAGTCTGAGAAAGGTAATAAATTTTAGACGGGTCACCGGCCCAGCCAGTCTTTACCCAGTTCCCGGCTTTTAAAAATCTACCCTCTACAGCTTCGGCCGTGTCCTCAGTCAGTATAAAAACCAAAGCACAATTAGCTATAGTGTCTGCCTGTGCTTTCTTTGCTTTACCCGTTGCGTCAAAGGTATACCATTCCCCCTCAATACCGCCGTTACCAATTGCTACCTCTGCAGTAACCCAGCCCCCGGCGTGGTCCGCTGTCCTGAAGTTATCATTATAATCCTCTTGCGGATTATTCCCGGTACCTTCGGGGAGTTCGTATTGTGCTTGTGCTGTCTGATTGTCAGCCATTTTATACCCTTTCTATTTCTTGTTTCATAATGTCGAAACCTTCACGCCCCGGACCGCGCCCAGTGACTACAGGCCGCACGCCTAGCCAGTAATGGTTAGAGGCTATGCCGCCAAAGTCAATAGCATTTTGCGCGTCTGTATACGTGTAATTATCAGTAAGGCCAATACTTAAATGCTCAGCAATTACAGTAGTGCCGTCAGTGTCATATACTATTATGTCGTAATCGTCAACGTCCCCAGCTTGCCAGCCTTGCCACTCCCAAGCAGCAAGTGCGGCCGCTCCCATACCTGAGTTACGGTTAGTGTATTCCCATATTACCTTTACGTCCGTATCTTCGGTTTTGGTCCGCCGGCCAAGCGCGCCCCGGGTGCTGTCTTCTATCTGCAGCCGGTCAGTATGCGTAGCTTTCCGGGTCCAGTTTCTAAATGTATACTCATACGTTTGCACCTCTGCCAAATCCTCCGGGCCGTCCCCGCGTAAATTGAAAGGCGCAAATTTTAAATATACTATTTTGCCCATCCACTCCGCGGGTATCTCAATTTTATTATAACTTATACCCACGTGTAATACTACAGTGTTTGCAGCCACGGTATGCGGCTTATAAAAAGTGTAGTCTTTTTGGCGTACCATATTACGTAACTGTATGTCAGACCCGGACGCCACGGCCTCACGGTAAGTACAAAATTCTAAATTTTCAAGCGTGCCCTCAAAACCTGTAGGCACTTCCCCTACTAGGCAGTAACTTAAATTATTGCGCTGGTTTGTCCGGGTGTAACTTACTAGCGTACTTTCCGGGTATGCGTCCGTATTAACTTTAAAACGCCGCTCATACTTTCCCACGTCCTCTACCAAGTCTGCCACGTTTGCAAACTGAGTTAAGCGCGTTACATAAAAGAAATTGTCCGGGGCGTCAAGGCTGGCCCATACGTCACAGTACGTAGTATTTTCCCCGGTCCGTGCTGCAGTAAGTCCCAAGTGGGGCACGTCATTATTATAGCGTGCGTCCTCTTCCCATACTACAGGTATAACGTCCTCTGGCTGGCCTATATTTGTTTCTTCGCTTATACTGGGGTCGTAGTCTATATTTTCGTAGCTTACTATATAGTCTTCGTCAATAATCCAGCTAACAGTTACCCCGGCCCCTACGTCTGCCGGCGGGTCATCAATACTAAACACTCTGCAGCGCTGGTTATTTATATTGTCATTTGGAAAATTAAGCAAGTAACTTTCGCCGTGTCTTATTTTCAGCCAGCGGCCGTTAAGCACGGTAGTATGTATTGCATTTTGAAAGCGTCCAATTTTCCAGCCCTTCCAAGCCATTTTAGAAATTACTGCGGGGTTAGAAAACATATTGTAATTAAGATTTTCTTCTATTACTTCCCCGTCCAAGTCTTGGCTTAACATGTCATCTAACTGAAAAGTTGCGTCACGCTTATAACCATTAAGTCTGTTTTCATAAATAACGTTAAGACGGTTTGGGCAAAGTCCTATATCCTTCATGCTGGTACTTATTATTGCAAGGTCCGCCGTACCCTGTCCGGTAATGCTTAATACGTCATCTTCCGTAATAGGGTCAATTTGCGCTAGCGGGTCATTGACATTAGGCATAAAAAAACCAAATTTCCCTTGGTCCGTCTGGTATGGGTGTGCTTGTAAGTGTCCCAGTATATCACGTATAACAGCCCCCACGTTACGCTTACGTAATACACTAAATGACATGCCAATACGGTTATCAAAGCAAGTACCGGCAAGTGCCGTAAGCTGTGTAGCGTCTACTATATCAGTGTCAAGGCCCCGGGTGTTTTTAAAAAGGTCATAAATAATATGCCCCGGGTTAGCGTCAATTATAAGCTCCATTGTATGGTAATTATTAAGCGTGTCATAACCTGAATAATAAAGCGTACCGTTTGGCCCTTCGTAAGCGCTTCCAGCATATCCGGGCATGCCGGCAAGCGGGGACCCTGTAGCACTGTCCCACCATTCATTATTAACCTGTATTGGCGCTGCAGTATTTGTAATAAACTGCTGCGTTTCCCGGTCATAAGTTAAGTACCCTATTTTATCATAATCCGGGTCAGGCGGTCCGGGGCTAAAGCCCATGTCTACGCCAAGCACGCACTGGCTGCCATATACTGCCACTATTGCGTTAGGTGTTGACATAAGTAACGGCCAAGTAGTAGAGTCCAGCACGTTACCTGTAAAGTCTATCATGTAAAGCGTACCAGCTGAGCCTTGCCAAAATATAAAGTCTTCGTTTGCCGCTATGTCGTTTGCATTATCTATGCCGCCCATATCATACGTGGCAAGCAGAGTAGTACCGGCATAATTAACTTTATGCAAATTATTAAAAGGGCTAAACTGGTTATCCTCAGCAATAAAAATATAATCATTAGTTACGGCTACCTCTATACCCTCAAAATTTGAGGACCCCGCCGGCGTATAAATTACGGTCTTGGTATAGCTACCGCGCTGTAATTCTGTCTGCTCATTATTCACATTACTTACAGTTTTTGAAAACTTAAATAATTGTATTTCGCCGTCTATGTCATTACCGTTAATTATGTTAATATAGGTTTTGCTTTTCGTGTAGGTTAAGCACGCGTCCCACTGGAAAGCAAAATTAAGCCCAAGCGGGGTTAAGTCTACAGTCTTTTGCAAATCCCACTTAGAATTATATACTTTCATTTCCGTACTGGTAAGCGTTATAATTTGGTCGTACTTGTCTCTTAATACAACGTCCCCGCCCTCTGTCTGCTCTGTTACTTTGTTAAGAACATACGGCGCCACGTTTGTTATAGCTGCGTCCCATGGCAAGTTATGGGCCTCACTTGATATAGTTGGCATGCTTGCGTTATCTTCGCCAAGGTACCAATTATTAAAGTAAGTATACGCAATGCGTTTTAATGGTACTACGTCCTCTGCTCTTATATCCCAGTCCGGGTTAACTGTCTGCTCAGGGGTCCCCCGGTAAACAGTTAAAGCGCTGTCTGCTTCGGGTACTAAAATATCGTCATTTTTCCACATACGCGTTACGTCAAGTATGCCCCGGCCAAGGCCAAGCGCTGCCCACGTCCAGTACTTATAACCGGTTACGGTTTTCTGTCCGCCCTTACCGCCTTGCTCTACTTTCTTTTTCCGCAGCGGTCCTTTGTATATCCAGTTACCTTTAATTTTATTAACGCCGTAATGCAAGCCCACTGCTGCGCCCTCTTCGGACGTGTTCAGGTTAAGAGCTGTATACGGGTCCGGGGCCTCCGGTGCCTCCGGGGGAAATAGTACGGACCCTAGAACGCCGCCGGCAATGTAACCCGGGGCGCCAAGCCATGCACCTAGGCCAAACGTAAGGCCCAGCCGCGCTGCTGCACTAAAATTGTCATTAGGTCTACCGCCCATTATTTTCTAGCTCCATTACTTTTATAGTCCTGTATACTGTCTTTAGGCTATCAACTTGTAAAAGCCGCTGAAAGCGCACAGTACCCCCGCTGGGGTTATGTATAATATAATCCGGGTCACGCTGCACAATAATACCGCAATGGCTTTCTATTCCGTTATACATGAATGTTACAAGGTCCCCGGTCTGCCTGTCATCAAATGGGACCGGCCGGCCAAATTGCATTATAAAGCGCCTGAACGTGTCCGGGTCCACTTCTTTGCCTAGTAGCCAATCACGGTGTACCGTAGGCAGCTTTACGCCCTCAGGGACGCAG